GACTAAAAGCATTAACAATGTCATTATATTGATCAAAATTACCATTCCATAATTCATAATAGGCTTGACGAGCCAATACTGATACAAATCCACGACTAAAATATTCATCATAATTAGTCATAGTAATATCATTCGTAGGTAGATAAGCTGCTTTATATGTATCAGTATCTTTCTGCCAAGCATTTTTACCTGGCCAACCGGTTATATAGGCATAGTTGCCATATCCATTAAATATATAACTATATTGTCCACTATTAGGATAATTCTTTGGTGGATAACTATCACTACTTAATGTAGCACCAGTCCAACTACCATAACCAGGATAACTTGGTTTAAATGTTGTGGGTATACTATTACCTAATGCTGAACAAACTGTACTACCAAGATTAAGTAACAATCTCCATGTACTAACATTAATTTGACCAATATTGGCCATGTTATAAATGTTTGGTATACTATTAGTTAAAAATTGTAATACATTGTTAGATGTTACTGAACCCTGAGTATAATTAGTTGGAGTCCATACTCCCTGTAATGCACTGACAACTGGATTAATAGTAAATCCACGATCAGCAGATATCTCTGATAATACATTTATCTGTAGTGGAGTGTAATTACCGTCTAAACTCATGGTACTTGAACCGTCCCACTACCCTGTACAATCTTGTGACCACAACTTGTTTGTGATCCTACTCTAACTACTGGAACACCATCACAAATTACTGTAGAACTTCCATCTACAGTAACACTGGCCTTGTGTGGGGGATGACGTTTGCCAAATGGTGAGTGAGGTGTGACTTGACTAACATGTAGTGCAACCGGCAATCCGTCACAAACAACAGTTGATGATCCTCTCATTAACTGTCCACCTACACTATTTTTATCACCCTTTCTACTCAATGCTGGCATATATGATCCTTTGTAGTATTTATACTAGAGAAATACTGGTTGTTGACTGAATATACTGATCGGCAAACTCTTTATCAGTGGCTTCTGCTACTGTTACTGTACTTTTCAATAGTTTAACATCCTTTTCTGGAGCAACAGTAAACAAATATGGCATCAAACCCGGACCTTTTGGTCCCATGCCAATTACTTTGGGATGTGATAATTTGTAGTATGTTGCCGTCTCTTCTGAAAGTCTAGCTACAAGTTCTTCACCACTGGTAAGTTTCAGTGTAATTACTTCACCTGCTGATACGCCTTTATCAATTAACATTTATTGTCCTTTAATTTTAGTGTTAAACTCTTCTTCTGACATTCCTGCGATACCTTGATATCCGCCTGGAATGTGAGTAGTACCTTTAAAAATCTGTGGTACTGATCTGTGACCATTCTCTACTAGAAAGTCACGTGCCTCTGATTTCTCAGAAACGTTGATTGTAGTGTATTCAACACCTCGTGTCTCTAGCAATGATTTTGCCATATCACAGAATGGGCAATTATCTTTTGTATATACTGTAATCATAATTATTTCCTCATCTTATATTATATACTAGGTAACTCATTCTTGTCAACATTTTCGGATAGAACCCCAATTACATAGTTAGTACTTTCAGTTTCTTGTAATGCAACTTGTTTTTTACCAATGTTAACATGTTTAGAGAACCATGGTATAGGACTACTTTTTGGATAACTATTTTGATATTTAATACCAATGTCTTTAAGTTTATTATAGGCAGTAAAGTCAACAAAATCTTTCAGAATCTCAGCATTCAATCCAATTACAACACCTTTAATGAATAGATAATCAGCCCAAGTTTTTTCTTCCACAATTACTTCTTCATATAAAGCATAAACTTCTTCACGACATTCTTCTACAATGTCAGCAAATCTAGGATCCTCTTTAACAACTTGATTGATGATCCAAGCTGTCCATTCGCTATGTAAAATTTCATCTTGTAAGATCAAACTAATAATGTTACCATTACCAATATAAATCTTGTTTTCCACCATGGCAAGAGCAGTAGCAAAACTTACCATAAATCTAAATGCCTCAAGTGCATAACTGGCATGTAATGCTAACCAAATTGCCTTGATATGTTCTTTTTCATTTACTACTGTACCAGTTTCTTTAAGACAATTTAACTTGTGAAGTTTGTCATAATAACGACCAACACTGGCAGCCATGTCTACAATTTCTTTAGTATCATGAATCTTATTAAATTCATCTTTTGGTACACCATATACATTACGAATAATATGACTATAACTCTTACTGTGAATATTGGTTTCAAAAAATGACCAATTACTAACCAATGCTTCTAATTCAGGAATACTAATAACTGGACTGAATATCTGTGTTGGTGCACGACCTTGAATACTATCTAAGGCAGTTTGACGTAATAAATTACTAGTAAAGATATGTTTAATAGCATCGTTTGAATCTTTATGATCCATCTTATCTTTAGTTAATGAAATTTCTTCTGGTACCCAAAAGAATCCTCTGGCAGTTTCTTCATACTTTTGAAGTTTCTGATATTTTACTTCTTCAAAACGTTGAACGGTAACTGGGCCGGCAGGATCCAGAAACATTGTTCGTTTTAAATAATTTGTTTGTTGACTTAAGTTATACTGTTGTGTTGACATAATTAAATTTAATTTCCTGGTGGATTCTGTATAGGCAAACTAACAGGATATTGAGAACAGGCTTCTGGATTTCCTTGTCCTGCTTCAGTTAAGAATGTAGTGGCGGGAGGAACTTGACCAGTAGGACATGAACACACTGCTATTCCATCTGGGCCCTTAACACAATTCCAACTAAAACAGTTACTGGACTTGGCACCAAGATTCAAACTGGCATCACATTTTTGAACTACTGCTCTCATATCCTCTGGTCTTTTACTAAAGTTACTGGATTCTTGTGGATAATATACTTTTGGAGCAAACAAACTCCATACATGTTTACTGTCGGTTGGAGTACATGATCCTTTCATATTTCCAGCAGTAGTATCAGCGATGCTTTTTCCATTAAGAATAGGACAACGACATTCTACTTCGGGATAAGGAATTCCGTTGTTGCCGGTAATTGTTTTACCAGTTGGTTTACATGTACTGGCTGCACATAGAGCATATTCCCCATCACAAGTTGTAATTCCCTGTGTTTGTGCTTGTACTGATAAGTTAAATGTCACTGCTATTAGTAATAATAATATTTTTTTCATTTTAATATTCTCTTTTAAAGTTTACACGATTCACAATCTTCTTCTAACAACTCCAGTGGTGGAGTAAATGATATAACATTGCTATCTGGCACTTCAGCCAATCCAACTTTAGATCCAACTTTGTTAATCAAACTATAATAGTAACTCTTAATGCCCCAATGAATACCTAACATAAGATTCTTGGCAACTGTAGTACCTGGAACTTTACCACCTTCATAATGTGCAGGATTATAAAATGTATTAGTACTGATACTTTGATCTACATAGGCAGCAATTACTGCGGCCGTTTTTAGATATTCTATACAATCAGTTTGTTCCCACATTAATTGATAACGATTCTTTAATCTACGATATTCAGGAACAACTTGTACAAAACTTCCAGCCTTACTTTCTTTAATACTAATTAGTTCCATTGGCATTTCAATACCATTAGTACTGTTTAATACTACACTACTTGATTCAACTGGTGCCACTGCCATAAGTGTGGCATTACGAATACCAGATACTAATAATCTAGCACGTAATGATTCCCAATCTAATGTAGGAGTAAAGTCAGTAAGTTCATTTGCACCTTCCGCTCTACGTTCCCATGGGAATACACCCTTTCCATACCATGTATGACTACTCAATGTACAACTACCACGTTCTTCAGCCAATTCTATACTGGCTTCTGTTAGATAATAGGCTAAATGTTCCATATATCGTTTAACTAATGCCAATGTTTCTTCTTCACCGTATTTGAGATTACGTTTAGCCAAGAAATATGCCAAGTTAGTTACACCAACACCAAGTGGTTCAAATTCTTGATTTGCCAACTTACTTTGTATTGACAAAAAGTCTTGATAGCTAAGTAGATTACTTAAACTACGAACCAATACACGACAAGCCTTTTTCATATCTTGTGGATTTTTAAACACACCAAGATTGATACTACCTAATGTACATAAGGCAATACGTCCTTGATCATCTTCTAAACGTTGAAATGGTTTAGTTGGTAATAGAATTTCTTGACACAGATTACTTTGATAAATTGGTTCTATACTACAATCAAATGGTCCCTGATTAATTACATTATCAATATTGACAATATAAATACGACCAGTATCAGTACGTTCTTTTAATATACCATTCTTAAATATTTCTTCAGCACTAATTGCTTTCTTTTTAAGACCCGCTTGTTTTTCATATTTAAGATATAATTTTTCAAACAATTCGGTATCACGATAATAAGCCTCATATAGATCAGGTACATCATGTGGATCAAATAGCGTGATTTGTTCATCATTTTTATATCTACGCCAGAACAACTTACTAATTACAACTGAATAATCCATTTGACGAACTCTTGTCTCCTCCGTCCCTTGATTATTTTTTAATACGATAAAATCTTCAAATTGATAATGCCAGATTGGTAGTGTAACAGTACAACTTGCATTTCTGATACCACCTTGACTACAACTACGTAAGTCCCCAAACCATTTCTTTAAGAATGGTATTAGACCAGTATGTTTAATTTCTCCATTTCTGATTGGTGCACCCACTGGTCTAATACGACCAATTTCTAAACCAATACCAGCACGTTTACTGGCATACTTGGCCATCATTTCTCCCGCGGCAAATATACTATCCAGAGTATCATCAGCACTGATTAATACACAGCTACTAAACTGTTTAGTAGTTGTCCCCAAACCAGCCAATACAGGAGTAGCGAGAGTAAAATGACCGTCACTAGCACATTCATAATAGTCTTTAACATACTTTAACCTTGTTTTTTTATCTTCGTTATGAAATGCCGTAGCGGCTGCTATAGCATATCTAACTTGTGGGGTTTCATAAATTTGTCCAGTACTACGATTTTGTACTAGATATTTCTCACATAATTGAGCAATAGCGGCAAATCCATAGGATTCATCTTTACTATGATCAATGAATAGTTCAATAATATTCCATTCATCTTCTGTATACCAGTCTAATAATTCACTGGTATACATACCAAGTTCAACGTTCTTTTTAACTATATCATATAATTTTGGTGGATTATATGTACCATAAACTTCTTTACGTAACATTGACACACGTTGACGACCAGCCACATATTGATAGTTAACATTATTAATTTCTGGATTTTCACTTTCATCAATTAATTCCACCATAGCTTGTAATAACAATTTGTCAATTACTTCGGTGGTCATATCATCAGCAAATTGAATTTGTGCTTTTAATTCAATCATACTGGGACTAACATTATCAATATCTCTACATCCGTATTTTACTTGTCTTTGAATTTTTGATATATCTAAGGGGACACGTTGTCCATTGCGTTTAATAACATGAATTTGGCTCATAGGATTTATTACTTTATTTTTGCTTTAATGGATTCCAATGATTTGGAACTGATGACTTGGAAATTACTTAGATTACTACTTATGACTGAGTTGGGCCAATAATTAAGTGTATATTTTGGTTTATCAACTAGTACTAAGTAGTGTTCTTCTGCTTGTTCATCTCTGACTAATACTAATTCAACATTGTTAACCTCATTCATCAACAGAGTATAACACATACCAACTGCTCGTGTCAAGGTACAATAGATGTTTTCGGATAATATAGTCCATGGATCAGGCCAATTTGATTGATCATGCCAATGTAAATGATGACTGATAAAGGGAGTTTGTTGCCACCAACGATCAACTACTATACATTGTTGTTCCAGTGTAAGAGTTTTAGTTGTTTCTCGTAATTGTCTCCAATCACGTAATCTATGTTCATAAGTGCTTTGAAAAATGTTCATACAGATATTACTTATCTATATGTTAAAACTGTAATAAAAAATGGGAACCTAAGTTCCCATTTTAATTTACTATTACTAAACCAATTAAGGTGTTGTAATTGAGTTACTTGCTGCAGAATTTGCTCCTGCTCCAATCGCGTTGACCGCTTTAACTACAAATGTATACGCGGTGGCTGTTGTCAAACCAGTGATTGACAATGGCGATGTTGTCCCGGCTGCGGCAATTCCACCTGGAGGTGTTGATGTAACAGTATAAGACGTAATTGGTGTTCCACCCGTTGTACCAGCAGTAAATGTCAATGTGGCTGTTGTCGGACTCGCCGCAGTAGCGGTTCCAACTGTTGGAGCCCCTGGAACTGCCCATGTTGTGACAGAGTTACTTGCGGCAGAAGCGGCACCAGTACCAATAGCATTAGTTGCCGTAACAGCGAATGTGTAGGATGTACCAGTTGTCAATCCAGTTACTGAGATTGGTGATGTTAGACCTGAACCTGTTCCACCAGCTGGTGTTGAAACAACGTTATAACCTGTAATTGGTGTTCCACCAACAATTGCTGGGGCAGTAAATGCCAATGTGGCTGTTGTTGCGCCAGTATCTGTTGCTGTTCCAACTGTTGGAGCGCCTGGAACTGACCATGTTCTTGCTGAGTTACTAGCGGCACTAGCGGCTCCTGTTCCTACACTGTTAGTAGCTGTAACAGTGAATGTGTAGGTTGTACCTGTTGTCAATCCAGTTACTGTAATTGGTGATGCTGTACCAGTGGCTGTGATTCCTCCTGGTGAACTTGTTACTGTATAAGAAGTAATTGCTGATCCACCATCATATTCTGGAGTGAATGTTACTCTAGCTGTTGTTGTGCTTAGTGCAGTAGCAGTTCCAATAGTTGGTGCACTTGGTACTGAAGGTGCATCTGGTTCATACTCATCACCAACAAATATTGCCTGATTTGTAACAGTAACAGTATTAGGAATACCGGCACCTGTTAATGCATCATCAATGTTGGCCTGCAAATCAGTTGTGGTCCAAGCGTCAATAGGATATAGTGCTAAAGCAACTGAATCGTTTGTTGCATTATAGTATTCATATACCATAACAGTAGCCAATTGTTCTGCTGTTGTAATAATTGCTTTAATTTGTGTACCTGAAAGAGCACCTGTGCCTGTTACAGTAAAAAATGCTAGATAAGGACCCTGTGGTTGAATTGGTACATTACTTTGAACCGCATTGGCTCCACTGTTAACATACGAACCACTATCGTAGTTTAATACCGGTAAGTTATCACCGTTTGCTCGTTGAAATTGTGCCATTTTGAAATCTCCTTTAGATATAAATGTATAACAGTATTTATCATCGGATAATAAAAAACAGGAGATTAATCTCCTGTTTTGTACTAAAATTACTAAACCTATTAAGGTGTTGTAATTGAGTTACTTGGATCTGAAGGAACAGATACACCCTCAGCATTAGTAGCGCGAATGACTAATACATAACTAGTAGCAGTTGTCAATCCAGTAACAGCGATTGGTGATGTTAGGCCTGTGCCTGTTCCACCAGCTGGAACTGAAACTACGTCATAGCTAGTAATAGCAGATCCACCATCATACTGTGGTGTAAACTGTAGAGTAGCTGTTGTAGTACCTGTTGCAACTGCTGTTCCAACTGTTGGAGCGGCTGGAGCGATTGGGCCTGTTGGTGGATATGTTACTTCTGTGAATGTAGCACCTCCAGTAACGAGAACGGAGTTTGGTTGACCAAGTGCGGTCAAACCAGCTCTGATAGCGGTTTGCATTGTTCCAGTAGTCCATGCGTCTATTGGGTAAACAGCAATGGCTAAAGTTGCACCACCTTCGTTGTCATCAATAAATTCATAGATATGAACTGTAGCTAATTGTTCAATTGAACGAATAGCATATGTTACTTGAGTACCTGTTAGAGCTCCATCACCTGTTACAGTGAAGAACGCTAAAGCTGGACCCTGTGGTTGAACGGTAGCACCGCTCTGAACTGCATTTGGTCCACTGTTTACATATGAACCCGAATCATAGTTTAATACTGGTAGTAAGTCACCATTAACTCTTGGGAATTGTGCCATTTTTAAATCTCCTAATGTGATGAGGTTTGCATTTCCTCTACACTTATTTATCTTTTTTGTGAAAAATTAATAGTATACATTAATTTTTATAGTTTTATACTTATTAACCTATACGCCAGTTAGTACCATCGCACCACACACATACAGTGTTTGACCCACTGTTACCTACGATTGCACCAAAGTTTCCTACTGGTGCTAAGTTAGCGTCACTGACAAATGCTTTAAATCCTGCTATCGCAAATTGACCGGATGGTAATGTATCTACTGTTAGAACAGGACTTTGAGTAACACCGGCTTCAGTAAACAAATAGTTTTTAGAATTAGTTGTTAATTTAATACCATTTACTGATGTTAATCTATTTGGTAGTGTGAACTGAGCAATCTGTTGTCCAGCTCCAGTTCCACTTACGGTAAATGTTCCGGCACCGCCACCTGTATATACTCCGGTTACCGTTGTAGCAGTGCTATCAAGTGTTATTGCATCACCTACTTCCATCAATGCCAACACTTGAAGCATGTAAGTAGAAGATGCATTAGTGAATGTAAGAGTATTTCCAGACCATACTAAATTATCATACTGATATAATATATCAAATGTAACAGGAGGAATATTATTTGTTACTGTATCACCTTCTGGTAGTGTTAGATTACCATCTGTACTAAATGTCCAAGTATATGATGTTCCTGCATTGGCTTGTATAGACACATTACCATTAACATTGACAGCGACATTAGCAAAGTCATCAGTACCGAGAATAACAGTTTCACCGTTGCCAGCAATGTGAATGTCTGGGCCCGCGGTTAGAAAGATATCCAAATAAGCACTAGCGTTAGCAGAGTCTGGTTGTAGTTTTAAGTTTCCTGTACCAATGATATTAATATCATTGAATGTAACATTGCCTGTACCAAAATAATTTTTTAAATTTGCACCTGAAATTTGAAAAGTATTTGCTCCCGTATCTACTGGAATGACAGCAGAATCTGTCATTGTTGATAATGAGGGTAAATTCCCTATTGTTGTAGTTGCCATTTTATTATTAAATTCCTATGTTATTAAATTATCACCAGATTCTGTTACTAATAAATCTCCAGATTCTGTTACGATGAATAAACCGTCAATTGGACCAGTTTCTACCCATGGTCTTCCAATCACTGGTGATACAGTACGATCTGCCCATGTTGTAAATACATTATATATACGATAACTAGGTGTTCCTACGGCTTGACGAACTGGCTCTGCAACATCTAATAACTTTAAACTAGCTTTAGCTTCTTGTAAGGTTAAACCTTGTTCGGCAGCTAAAGCAGGAGCATTCAACTCAATATATGAATTCCAAGAAACATATCCTACTGGGGTTGGTGGTAGTGCCATATTAACTCTTATCCACTTTAACTTCAATAATACCTACAGTATCACTGTTATAGTTTTCGAGAGCAATACCAATTACTGTTCCACTAGCTGGAGGTGTAGTACTTGTAGCAACTCCCGAAATATCACTAACGGTCATGAGATCACCTTTAATAATTTCACCAACAACTTTACATGGTACACGACCAGTTAGAGCAATGATTACTGAATTCTGTAATGTACTATTCAATACATAAGCGGGATTTGTTGATACAATTCCAGCAATTCTATATTGTCCAGACTTATCAGCTATAGTTACTTCAGCAGTACCGCCAATCATCAACACAGTACCCGAATCATATGGGAAATCTGAATGATATCTTTCTCCCAAGTCGGCATATGTTGATTGAAGTTGTGAACCAGCAGATAATGACCAATTACCAGTTATTGTACCCGGGGTTGTGTTAGCTCCGGTAGTTAATAATGGTGTTTGAACACTAGTTGATGTTACTAGAGCAACCGTAGTAAGAGTTCCAGTAGTGGCATTATATACAAATGGTGTCGTTGCAACGTCTACTTTTGGAGTTTGACTACTGCCAGCTGCCCCAACCATAACTGGATATAAAGTAGTTGTTGAATTATCATCAGTTGCAGTAATAGAAGTTCCTGGGCCTGAAGGTCCAGTGGCACCAGTAGCACCACTACCAGTAGCACCTGTTGCACCAGGATTACCAGTAACACCAGTAGCACCAGTTGATCCAAGCCCGCTAGCACCTGTTGCCCCAATATCACCAATAGGCCCAGTAGCACCAGTAGCACCAGTTGGTCCACCACTAGGTCCAGTTGAACCAGTAAATCCAGTGGCACCTGTTGATCCAAGTCCAACGCCGCCAGTAGCACCAATAGGCCCAGTGGCACCAGTAGCACCTGTTGGTCCACCACTAGGTCCAGTTGAACCAGTAAGTCCAGTGGCACCTGTTGATCCAAGTCCAGGATTACCGGTAGATCCAATAGGCCCAGTGGCACCAGTAGCACCAGTTGGTCCACCACTAGGTCCAGTTGAACCAGTAAATCCAGTAGCCCCAGTTGATCCGAGTCCACTAGCACCAGTGGCACCAATAGGCCCAGTAGCACCAGTAGCACCAGTTGGTCCACCACTAGGTCCAGTTGAACCAGTAAATCCAGTGGCACCTGTTGATCCAAGTCCA